TACGGACTTGTAAGCGCGACCATCCAGAGTTTGATAAGTCTCAATGATGGTATCGCAGGAAAGGACGGCTGATGTCGCTTGAGCATCATAAGTAAATGTGTCAAGTGTAAAGGTGACATCGCGCCCAGTAATTACTGTTGTTGGCATTTGATCTCCTTATGCGGTTTGCTCGTAGCGGACGCTCAAGCGGATATCTGAAACTAATAGGGTCGTTGTCCCTACCTGAGTTACCGACGGCCTTTCGACTGTCGAGAGCTCATACTTAGACGCGGATAAGGCGCTAAGAATACTAATAACAAGCTTCTCAAGGTTATCTAAAGAAGCCGCGTTGCTGAAATACGCAACGCAAGCCGTTATGGTGTAATTAAGATTAACGCGGACATTGGCGCGACCAATTGTCTCAAGTTCCATATAAGGCGAATCGGGAACGATTACTACAGCTGGGACGATTGGAGCTTCCGGTACTGTGTCATAGACATTTGCGGTAACTCCGGCTAGAGCTGTCTTAATTGCTCCTCGGACATCAGATGAAATTGACGATGGCATTAACCGATCATCGTTTCTGTATCAATATATGGCCCGAGTAGTCCAGCGACTCGATTGAAGAGGGAGCGGCCAAGCCGGAAAGGGGTAACGGCGAAATCCACTCCCTCTATTTGTCCGCCAGCGGCGGTTCTGGATTGAAAGACTTCAACGGCAACTGCCAATACTGCAGATTCGACATTGGCATTTCCGACATAGGTAGATGCGCCAGAGAGCGTAGCTTTTCCGGCTGGGATAATGTTTTTTTCCAGAATATCTGCATTAGTGATAGCTGCGGTAAATACATAATCGGTTATTTCATCATTGGTAACTGTGCGAGTGCCGTTAAATGGTAATCCGCAGCCAGTTATTACGACGGATTGGCCTTCGGTAAATTCGTGAATTGTTGAGGTAGTAAAGTAAGCAATATTATCCTCGAGCTTGACGGCTTTAATGTCCGAGGCAAATGTAACCAGCATTGGAAGAATAATGTTTTCGCTGGTGTCAATAATGTCGTTTAAATAAGCATCGTTATACAAAGATGAGGAAACGCCCAAGATTGTCCTCAGCTCAGAGGCTAATACGATCGAGGGCATTTCCTATCCTTCCTTCTAATGGGTGAGCGGCCAGCTCGGGAGCGGACTGGCCGTCACTACTTACTAATTACTACTCAACCATCCAGCGGTAAGCACCAGCGCCGACCTTTGTAGCCAATGCGCCGTAGCCGTAGTAAGCAACCTTGATCTGTCCGGTTGCGACTGTCGCCGTCTCCAAGCGGAAGCGGCTTGATTCATACCAAGTATAAGCATCTGGATTGATGACGATAATTGTGTTATCGCCAAGTCCTGATCCGGTTGTGAGGTTGCGATCAACGCGGAAGTTCAAGCCAAGAAGATTTCCAGTTGCGGAAGTAGCTCCGAGATTTCCAGCTTGGTTGAAATTGCCGATTAGATTCTGATAAATCGGACGGCCGGTGTCGTTGAGGTTCTGAATCGCGCCCCATTGCTGAGGAGATGCGATAATGTTTTGTGCGAATCCAAGAGTTCCAGCATAGATTGAAACGCCAGCATCGGAAACGAAATCGAGAAGATTTGCCGCGGTCATTGTGCGATTTCCGCCATCAGTTCCACCGGCGATTAATCCGGTGATTACTGCAACATCAGTAGCCTTTGCGTAAGCAAATTCCATTTGTCGGACGAGTTCGTCAAAAAATGCTGGAGATGAACGATCGAGAAGTTCGACTGAGAATTCCTGTCCGCCAGCATATTTCTTAACTGTGACGCTAACAAATTCGGTTTCCATTCCGGTTTCATCAATTGTCGCTTCTTCAGCTTCTTCGCCGACTGTTGGAGCAGTCTTTAGGCGAGGAATTTCAAAAGTCATACCGGCATCTGGTAGAACGCCGCGCGAAACGGAATCTACGGCTGGACGATCAGCATTTGCTAGAGGATTGATGACTTCGGTGAGTTGGCGCGTTGGAATAAGACCAGCGTTGTTTGTTGTGGTGTCGTCAGCTGCTAGAACATACTGACGAGCAGCATCATCGTTAAATACTTTAGCGCGGATGCTGTTTTCAAGATATTTCGCCTTAGTAAATTCAAGGCGAGGAGCGGTAAAGAACGCTGGGCGAGCTGCCTCAACGGACTGAACCTTTGCAGCTTCTACCGCTTCTTCGGTAGGAGCTGGAGCGGTAGTGTCTGACACTTGTTCTCCTTCGGTTGGTTTATCTGGCTCAGCGGTTGCTGGCTCAGAATCTTCTTTTGGTGCTTCGTTTTCTGAAGCTGCGACTTCGCTTACGCGAGCCGAATCAATCGCTGGATCAGTAACCAGCGAAACTTCCTCGAGGCTGGCGCTAGTAATCTTCATAACGCCTTTGTCGTTTGTCCATTCATTAATCATTGCTCCGACTGAAAAGCCATCGCGCAAGCCCTCAGATGCTTCAACTAGAGCATCTTCTCCGGCCATAGTGTTAGCGATTTTAAATGTCGCCTCGATGCCGTCTTTTGTCTCGGTAAATTCAACAACTTTGCCAATTGGACGGGTGCGGTCGTGCTCAAGCAACAACTTGACATTCTTGAGCTCAATTGAATTCGATGCGAAAACTGTACGACCGACTGAGGTATTACCTTCCTCATTCCAAGTCACAATTTTGCCGGTGATTGTCCGCTTCGTTGAATCGGCAGCGGTAATCGCCATAGGTAGATTAATTTTCATTGGGGATTAAGTCCTCCTCGCGTTGAATTTGCTCAACGCTCATCGCGCCGATGCGGTTTAGAATTTCATACACTTGAGCGCGTTCTAAGGCGTTCCCGCGTAGAAAATCATCAAGATCAAAGCGCACCATCACCGGATTCGGTACAAAGTCCGGAAGGGATAGCCTTTCCTCAATCGCCTTCAATATTGGGCGAAGTGAGAAATCAACTAATGAGCGCCGTTCGCTAACCGCGTTCGAATAAGTCATTGAAGTCGTCTCGGCGCTCAAGAAGTAAGCCGGGATACCCGCAGCTCTAGCCAATTCCAATGCGACATATTGACGCGCCTCGGTAAGCTGTAATGACTTTGGATCAAAGCCAATCTCTTTAATATCGACATCGGCATTTAGAAAAGCGGTTGCTCGAGATTGCCGAGCAGTACGCCAAGCATTAAGCAAAGATTGAATTCTTTCAGCTGGTAGATTTGTGCCAGTCGATTTTAGTGCAAGAGTAGGCATTGGGTCTTTGGCATAAGTGACGGCCGCATTTTCTAAATAGACCGCTGCATTTACAGTTTTGCCAGCTCGATGTAAAAATCCTTCATCGCCACCATCAAAGCGAATCAACGAGCCAACTCCGGAATTAGGTACGGACATTCCATCGACCTTATAACCGGTAATTGTCGTATTCTTAAAATCTGTATCTACTGTTACGCGATCTGGGCTAACTCGAGTCCAGGCTCTTACGCGTCCGCCATCGGTTGCTGAATACATTTCCAGCACTTGTCCGTATCCAGCGCCATATAAGAAGATATCTTCGGCTAACCAAGTGTAAATAACAAAGCCAGCAACTCTTGGGTCTGGCTGATTGATTACTCGATGAGGATCGACATATTCGCCAGTAATGCGATTGAAAGTTGTAAGAGGAAGTGATCCAATCGTTCCGCAAATTATGTTGCGAGCTCTGGCAACAGCTGGGACGCTCATTGCTAATTGACGGGTCGTAGTGGTCGAACCGCCTAGAATGTTATAGACGGAATCTGAAATTTGTACCGGCGTTAATGCCGCTTCGACATCGGAAACCCGATTTGGCTTCGATATTGGAAAGAAGAAATCTCTGACTGCGCCCATTGGGGCTAATTGTAGGACATATGTGCTACGCGACGATAATATCTACTCCGGAGGTCGATTGAGTGGCATAGTGGGAGGCCATAGCAGCTGCGACTGCTCCCGTAATCACAGCTGCCGAAACTTTACGACCCATAATCCAACCGCCATCGCCAAAATTAACTCTAACCGCTGACAAGCAATGCCGGGTCAATTCCTCTTGATCCGAATGAGCTAATCGACCACTTGAGATAGCCGATAGGAATTCATCACAGCTTGTCGCATAAGGCTGGCCGTCGATGGCTTCGCAAGGAAGCCCAGCCGGTATTAGTCGAGCAGCAACAGCGCTAGCCGTTCGCGCCGAATAAGCGATTTTCATAACCGAGAACTTTCGATACCAGTCCGCAATGTCATTTGCGATTAATTTGTCGGACAGATATCCCGGATTGTTCCAAGTTTGAAGAAGCTGAACTTGGAATCGGTCATTTTCCATTCGCTGACTCGCGACCAGCGCCGCTTGCCGTCTATCAGGAGATAAATCAATAGCCAGCCAAGTATCAGCGGACGGATTAAGGCGCAGACCCTCGACCGCGCAATTCGCCCATTGAGACGGATGAATGACTGGATTGATTGTCGAAACCCATTGGCATAGCACTTCCGTCCGAACAATATCCTCAGGATCATTTAAGACCGCTCGAATATTGTCCGGATGGATAGTGTGTCCGAGTGAAGGATTGGCTTGAGCAACACCTTCCCAAAATGTCGCTGATCCATCGAATTTGATTTCCGGCGGAGCAGACCATTCCCACCAGCCCAAACTTAGGTCATCAGT